AATTCCTTGCATTTTGCAACAAGAGCTTTCTCTCCGGCGTCAGCGACGTTCAACATGATTCTGCGCTACTCGGGGTCCTGCTCCATCATCGCCTTTTCTTTGTAGTACTTAACCTTGTTGACCTGGCGATCAACGTATGCGTCAACAAGTTCTTCTGGCAATCCAGCCGGGACTACAATGCTTGTTCCAGGAGCAGTCCTTGTCCCGGTTGTTTCGGCTAGACGTTGCATGAGCCCGGCCTGCTCAATCGGGTCGGTCGACGCCATGAGCGCCTCACCAACCTTCTTTGCCTCGCGACCAGGATAAAGTTTTTCTTCCAAACTTTGTCTAAGCATTTGAACTCGAAGTTGTCGATCCTGGTCCTCTGTTGCCTGACGTTCATCTTCTTTTCTGAATTGCTCCATCTGCCATGGCATCGGAATTAATGGTCTTGGGCTTGCCATAAAATTATCCTATCTTGCTGTCCATCCACTTGCGGATGATGGACTTGATTTTTGGTTTGTTGCGTATCGATTCCGCAATTCTTTCTCCGTATTCAGCGTAGAAGTTTCTCAGGTTGTCAGACGCCTTAGTCAGCATCCATTCCCTAAATTGCAACCACTTGGGATTATCTTCTCCATAAACCTCTCTAGCCACCCAACAAAATACTCCGCCTGTTCCAAACAGACCACCAACCGCGTTGATATAGTTCGGGGTGGAGTACGCGCTAGCAACCTGGGCCTGTGCGCCAACCTGGGCTCCGTATGTGCTGGCCTGGTAATTAGATTGCGAACGATAAAGATCATTAAACGCCTGAGTAAGGGCGACAGGAATGTTTTGATCAACTGCCTGGTAGAACGGAGACGCAGTAGACGCCTGCTGATTAAACCCACCAGGAAGCGATTGGTTCGCTTGGATATAGCCCTGCATCGCGCCCTGCTGTTGTGCTGTTCTTGCTTGAGCCAGGTTTCCGATACTAGGTCCTCCCGCAATGAATCCAGCCGCGGCCCCAAGCCTGTTCTGCTGGATGCCCTCACGAAGTAATAGATCGCGAGCCCTGGCTGCACCGGACGTTTCACCAGAACCAAGGAACTGTTGAGCTGCGCCAAACCGAGCCAGCTTGCGTTGCTCTCCGGCTGCGCCGATCTGCGCGGCCTCTTGCACTGCTGGTCCAAGGCCAAAGATATTGCCCCGGGCAGTTTGGGCTCCGCGGATTGCCTGCTCGTATCCGCGACGCTCTTCGGCTCCGATCGTTGAGCCAAGTTGAAGCTGATTGATTGCCTCTTCCTCAATTGTTCTGCGGAGTTGCTCTGTCTCGGGAGTGGTCGTAGGCCCGATTGGCTGAGTTGCCATGTCCCTATACTGCTGGCCCAGGCTAACCGCGGTGCGATAAGAATCCGGATCAATTTGGTAAAGCTGTTGCGAGGCTCGTTCCTCCGGCAACTGCACAAATGATCTAAATGAAGTAATTTCTTTCAGCCCCTCCGGACTATCCATCGTGATGGGCGTGAAATTCTTTTGCATGTTCTGAGCTTCAGTGACTGCATTGGTCACGCTCTTTAGATCATTGTTAAGTTGTTTGATGAATACATCGGAAGATGTGCGCCTCGCGTCGCCAGCCGGGAGTCCAGAAAGAAGATCGTTCGCAGTCTTTAATCGTTCCGCAATTCCTGCAATTTGGGCGTTCCCCCGCTCAATAACGCTGCCTAGTTTTGACAACTTCGCGTTATTATAGTCGTCAATAATTTGCTGGTCGGACACCTGGAAGTTAAGTTGATTCCCAATATCGGAAGATCCGTAGTTGCGATTGGCGGAAAGTTGCGCTAGGGCTTGGTTGAACTCTGGACCAGCATTTGGATTCTGCATTCCCATACCTCCAGCAGTTAACGCCTGGATCTGAGAAGAAAGAGAGTTGCGGGTATTTTCTTGGCTTGTGACATCGGCAAGTCGCTTTTCGTATGTGTCTTGGAGAATCTTTGTTTTTATTTCGTTGCTTTTCCGAATGGCATTTGAATAGCTTTCTTGCTCGCTAGATGCAATACCCCGCGCTTGATCTTGATCAAATTTCAGCCTTCTAGTAGGGTCGTAGTCTGGAAATGGATTGTTTGGCAGATCTACATTTATGGTTTTGGATTCTATATTTCCATCCGCATCAACTGAATAAACTTTTTGTTTAGCCATATTATTTTTTTGTTCCAATTGTTATGCTTGGATTTGCAATTTCGGTTCCAACAGTTCCATAAAAATCAACTGGTCCTGGCTGACGGTTAAACGCCACGTTCTGCTCAACTGAGCCATAAGGCGATGTTCCATAAAGACGCTCGAACTGGCGGGTCATTTGGTCCCCTAATCCGCGGTTCAAGGCATAAGCCTGTGGACTCTGCTCGTAAGCCCTACGCAAGCCTTCTAGCGTTCTCTGCGGTCCGTACTGACGCTCAAGTTGCATCCCGGCCTGCACCCCGGCCTGTTGGTCAAGTGCTGATAGTTGACGCTCTAGTGAGCGTTGCTGGGGCATATACTGGATGCGGAGTTTGTTTTCCATCGCGGCCAGTTCTGGAGACTTCTGAAGATATGTTTCAATATTCTTTTTATACGCCTCTGCATTGGCCTGCGCTACCGCATTCGGATCGGGCGGGGGAGGAGGTGCAGGAATAGAAGGTGCGCCACCCATGTTAAACTAAAGCCTTTTTCATAAATTTCATATAATCGTAAGTTTTTCTTGTTCCGTTCCGGCTAAAAATTAGGCTCCTTCTGGGGCCCAATTCATCCCACAGGATGGACAACAGTCGTTTCATAGCCAAACGACTACGAGCCGTAGATGTACCATCAATTGAGGTCACAGTCAAGTCAATATAGGCATCTTGACCGTCTGGCATATGGACATAATGCTTAACGTCTTGCGTTCCGTCGACAGCCCTCGCAACAGCCACTCCAACCACCTCTCGTCCTTCCTTGACCACTCCGACCAGGTTGTTGCGCTCGTACCAGGAGAACCATTCCCTAAAATTCGGCCAACGCGATTCTGGCACCCCAGACGCCTCAATGTACTCTATAGCGGTCATATTACTTTTTGGATCTCGATCGTGTCAGGGTTGGCGGCCGCGACAATCTGCCGAATTGCCATTTTGTTTGCAGTGCTCGCAATCTTAATATTCAGCAGGCGCCACTTTTCGTACTTGCGAAGATCGCTTGCAATCCGTTTCTTTGCTGACGTCGGGAGTACTGCTGGCAAAACAAAATCTAATGTAAGCACTGAGCTCGCAATGTTCAGCCCGGACTGAACGCTGATGTCTCCAGTATCGACGTCTCTTTGAATAAAGATGTTTGCATTGTTTGAGAATGAGTCATCAAAAATTACCTCGAAATGCGATCCGTATTTGGCAGCAAACGCATCTCCAAAATTAAAGTCTTTCGTGCGAACATAGGATTCATAGTTCGCTCCTGCATCCAGGTAGTCTGACGAGACCGTTCCATTCGGCGACTTGTAGCCAGCATATTGCCCAATAATTCCGTTTATCTTCTTAAACATCGCCCTAGTCCCGGCCTGGTTAAAATTTGTAAGAGTAAACTGCATAACTTTAGGGCTCCAGGTCCCCTCGAACGTCCCAAGCACTGTATTGTAAACTATGAGAGTGTCGTTTATGTTGCTTGATCCTGTTGGCACTGCCAGAAAATATCTATTGTCGTAATAAATTGCTGTAGAAATTCTGATTAAGTCAGTGTTTATGCTTTGAATTACGTCTTTGACAACTTCTGAGATTGGCACACCAACCGAGCTAAAGTCGTCTGCAGCCGAGCGGACTAGGGATCGAATTCCGTTGTCTGACAAAAAAAGGATGTCGCTACTTACCTGGACTGCAGTCCCAGCCGCTACGCAGCCAGTGTTATTCGATATAACGGATACGACCCAATCAGCTGCCGTTGTGGCGTCGCTAGGAATGTCCACCTGAAAGACTCGGCGTTTCTTGAAAACAATAATTCTGTTTCTATAGTATGGGACGATTGCCGTGATCTGGTCTCCGTCGTCTCCGTTTACAATGATGCTGTTTGCAGAGTCCCATACGGAAGGGTCGAGTATGTCTGAGGCGTAAAGTGTGTTCCTAGTCTCTCCGGACCCAACGCCAAAAAGCCTGTTTTCTGTATTGATTAAAAGTTTTAAATTTTGCGGTGGCGGACTAACGGTTGCCGTAGCTGTCGCTCCAGATCCATTCCCAACGATCGTCACGGTTGGGGCTGCGGAATATCCATATCCCCCCTCGACAACGGTAACGCCTGTTACTGCTCCCCCGGCAACCTGGGTTATGAGCGTAGGAAATTGTCCTCCCCACTGTGGTCCTGTCACGATTGCTGTTGCACTTGTGTATCCGGTACCACCACTGGTTATCGTAATTGCTCTGACCTTTCCTCCCTGCCTAACCACGACATCTCCGTCCCAATAATGCATATCACCGTCTGCGTCGGCTAGGTACATCTTGTTGTTGAATTGTGCCATACTCACTTCGACTGCAGAACCAATAGAATATCCACTAGCCCATTTTTGTGTATTCGTTCCAAACGAGCTCGTGGTCGCGTTCCATGTTAAATCTGCAGGATGTAGCGTTGCGCTTCCACTTGAATTGATGCTGTAGAATCTTCCGTTCGTTACAGTTAGTAATTGAGATGAAGATCCTGTCTCGTAGTATCGCATCCCGCCGACAGATCCTGTTCCGCTAGTCGCTCCGGTGGCAAAGCTAGAAGTTCCAATTCTGGTTTCAAGATTGCCTTTTGGAGAAATGGTCATGTTGTACATCTGCTGAACTTGATTTTCGCCAAGTAGATCAGACTGCAAGCCACTTGCCTGGCCCCCGGTAAAATTGCGAATTCCGTCAAAGGACAAGACTTCGTCTAAATTGTCCTGAAAATATGGCACGGACTAAACCCCTATGTCTGTGATGCTATACTCGCCTAAACTTGACGGTGTGATGACCTTTATTCCTCCGACCTGGCTCATCTCGTACTGAGCCATCTGCGCTAGATCAGCATTTGCGGTCGATACAACTGCCTGGGCCTTGGCGTACTGACGCTCGCGCTCTAGCGCGTCTGCATGAGTAAGCGCCAGGACAACGTGCTGGACGTGCGGAAGGCGCAATTCGTCGGCAAGGGCAGATGAGCTTGGCGGAAACTCTACAATGTTATTCTGCCTTGTTACGCATGTAACTTTTTCTATCACCTTTAATGTGGTTGTACTGGACGTATTGAGCAGTGGATAGAGATCGATCTCAGCAGTGCCAGACGTGTTTCGGCCCTTGAAATAGTACTGAGTCGGAGTTCCGGTCCTGTCCGAATCTAACAAGTCCGCGTCTTGGCTTACAATTGTCTGAAGGTCTACAGATAACAACTCGCTGTCTCCATAAGCTACTGACAAAGGATTTTCAACGAGAGACCCAAGAGAGACTGTTCTGGTTGCAGTTGAAACCGAATAGGTTGAGTTCGTGATGGTTTCCCTCCAGGGGGCAAAGTTCCACACGCGTCGGTAATTCAGCGATGCTGACTTTTGCAAGAAGGTAAGCGTATCCGAGTCGGTCTTCCCTACCTTCTCCCCTGCGTATTGAGCGATTTCAGCTAGCGTCATGTTTTTCTCCTTATCTTGACCTTGAGTATTTTAATGGAAATTCTGCAAATGCTGCATAAGAATATTTTTCACCTGAACTATTTACATTTATTGCTGTTGATTTTGTTTTGAATCCATTCGAGAGAATATCAAAATAATTTGATGTATCTTGATTGTATGGATAATTTGGATTTATTCCGTAGTTTCCGCCATTATATCCGATTCTACTTTTATCAATAATAACCCAATTTCTGTCGCCTGAAAACACGCCATCAGTTGCGCCTTTAACAATTAAAATTTGAGGTCTGAATCCACAAAATACAAATGGTCCATCTGCGGCTCCTGTTCCTGTGTATGATCCAAATTTATTAAAACCATTTTTCTCTGAAAACAAATACGCCATATATGTTTGGCTTGATTTGTTCGATTGAGTTGAAGATCCAAGAGAAAATAAAGATGATGTTGGGGATGAGTTATTCCACGCAGATGAGCTTGTGTAATATGCTCCCCAATCATTAAAATCCAAATAACCAGTCGGACCAATTTCTGAGTGGTAAATCGTCCAGAATGTTGTATCTGATCTTGATTTAATCAGTATGAATTTTGGGACAGATCCAAGATTGTGAGAAACCGTTCTGTTAGATCCATTGCCGGTGTAGCTTACCACATCAAAGCAAGAAAGTGCTGACTGCCTCCATAGCCAGCTTTGATATCCAAGTGATGAATCGTTTACATCAGTTGAGTTTCCCAATGAAAATCCATCATTATTAAATGATGTTAATTTTGAATTTGAGCTTCCTTCTGAAACTCCAAATGTTTGATTGATTGCGAAATCTCTTGTAGTTCCCCTTGTTGAGTCAATTATCAGATCATAGATTCTTGATCCATTGGTAGTTTGAGCTATCCACACCAAATCAGGCTTAAAATTTGATCCAATAATTTGATTGGAAGACGTGCCGTTGCCATTATACGCAAGTGTGGTGACGTGTTTTTGGGGATTTTGTATTACAGGCTTATCCAGCGATGTAACACAAATAGGATTAAATCCAGTTGGCATTGCGCCAATAAAATTTCTTTGACCGCAATTCAATGATGCTGTTATTGCAGCCCCGGTGCTTGCATAGCAAAACTGTGGAGAGCTTACGGTCCCGATTGTTGTAAATTGCACTCCATCTGTAACGTTTGCATATTGGAAAATTCCGGATTCAGAGAGCTTAAATCCAAATGTTTTTGAAGATCCAACTGTAACCGTATTCGATGAAGACTGGCCTATAATTCCAGCAAGACATGTTCCCCCAGTTGAGGTCACCTCCCAGTAGGCGTCATATTGCATAAGTTCTTGGTTGCCCCTGGCCGTGTCGTTTACCACATCCAAATTGCCATTGATGCACGAATCTCCTGGGAAAAGAGGATTCCATGTGCAATAATTTCCTCGGTATTCTCCCCCTCCGTTTGAAATTGTCTGCTTGTAATTTGTGGGGCTTTCCACAAGGCTGTCGTTGCCAACGCCAGCCGTCACAGAAAAACCTGGAGATCCGGATGGAGTCCAATTCCTTCCGTTACCACTTGAGTCGGCCCCAAGAGCAGCTGCGGTTACGGCAGAATTGTTGCTAAAATTAAGGTAAAAACCATTATTCCCATAAGAACCGCTATACGCCTTGGCTTTCCACCTTTGCGTGATTGTGTCGGTTTCTGCAAAAAAAGCTGGATTCAATGCCTGTCCGTCGATAAAATAAATTTCAGCCATGTATCCATTGAATAAATTTGTAGCGTTTACGGCACCGATTTGGTGGGCAACTGCTGTATTAAAAACTGAACTTGTTGCCGTAGCGGTTCCCGCTGAAACTCCATTGATGTAAATCGTATGCGATGACTGGTTTTGTACCCAGACAATGTGATACCAAGCCCCTGGGTCTCGCAATAGTGCCGATGTTGTAAGCCTGCTTGTTCCGGCAAATGTGAGATTAAGCGCATTACCTGTCGTAAGTCCAAAAAAATGATTTGTTGAGACGCCAAATATTTGCCTAGCTGTTCCAAGCACACCAAGTTTTATCCACGCCGAAAATGTGGAAAAACTCTGACCCGCCGGACCTGAAAATGTCCTGCTTAAATAGGCGGAATCTGCAGAATTGAATCTTAGGCTTCTTTGTACGCGGTAGGAATCATCGTCGCCAATATTTCCCAAAAAACCCATTGGGTGTGTAGGCCACGGCATAAATTAGGAAAAGTCCTGGCTTGAGACTCCGAACAAAACAGTTCCGTTGCTTATGAACGAAATAACGTCAACTTTAGAAGATCCGGTTGAAAGAACTGGTATTACTCCTCCAGGAAATTTATATGCTGTGCTAAATGAAAGAGTGTTGTTCCCGCCGGTTCCTTGCGTAACAAGCATCACATAGGTTGCTCCAGCCTGGGGATTGGTCGGCGTGTTCATTGTGGAATTGGTTGTTACGGTCAGCGTAGCAACTTGGTTTTCGGCAAGATTCCATGGAATTGTTCCGTCTGTGATTGTCAATGCTGTTGCCGCGAAGTTGTGCGCTCGGCTGTATTGTTGGGCAGTATTAAGGACAGCGACCCTGGTCCCTACTGTTGCCGATCCTGTGCTGATCGTGAAGTCGCCAGTAAGAGTGGTTGTGAAATTACCAATCGTCCCAGTTGTACTGTTAAACGTGGCAATAGTTCCCGCCGTAGATGTTAAGGCTCCACCAAATGTTCCGCCAGTAATGCTTGCTGTAGTTGAGTTGAGTGTTCCAATTGTACCTGACGTTGCAATCACAGACGTCGAGTTTGTCGTGCCGGAAGATAGATTCGTAATTGTACCAAGCGTCGAAATTGTAGTCCCGGCAGTAAGGTTTTGGATAGTTCCGCTTGCAATCGTTCCATTCGTAATGGTCGCACTGGTGCTTATCGTTCGTTGCCCAGTGGCAGTTCCGTATGTTAAATTTCCAGCAAGTTGTGCATTTGTATACGTCCCGCCAGTTAGTGCATCATCAAACAAATTGTAAACCGTCGTCCGGTTCGCAGCTATTTGAGGGCTTGATGTAGATGAGGAATTTGCAATAAGCAACATATCCGCGGTACCTACCGACGTTCTCTCTTCCTGGGTCGAGATTAGCCCGGCATAGATATTTGTATCGTCGATAAGGTTGTGAAGACCCGCGGCCGTGACCGTTCCGTTGGTTGCGAATTCAAAATTGCGATCGAGTACGTTTGCCATATTAAGTTGTAAACCTCATTGCGGTTGCGAAGATTGTTCCTGCCGGAATCGTACCCGTGGTTGCGCCCTTAC